GACGATAAGGTTCTTTCAAGGGTCTAGCTAAATAGACGACGTGTTCCGGCTAGAGAACAAAACACGTCATGGTCTTTCGGGGTGGGGGGGAATTTCTTTCACAGAAGTCCATAGTCCATCTCGTAGATCGCGTCGAGTAAAGGGGCGTGGCGAACCTGGCCAAAACGGCAGTCGCGGATTTGATCCGCGAGTTGCTGCCATTCGGGCTCGGTACCGCCATACCTCTCTTGCAGCGATGAAAGAGGGAGATAATGGGCTGAGCGGGGGGTTGAGTCTTTATTGTATTCGATTGAAGTGGCGCCGTTCGAGATCTGGAAGCGGTCTCGGAGTGCATCCATGACGATATTGCGGGGCTCGTGCTTGAGCCCTTTAATAACATTCCCACAATACAACTCTGACTTCTCAGCCATTGTCATTTTGCGGAACTGTGCCAATGATACTCCTAAGGTTTTCGCGGATAGATCACCGTTCGCTGTGCCTAGCCCTCTGAAGATGGCCCCAAAATTACGTGTGTTAACACGCATGCCACTCTCGGCAAGTAGGGGTGAATATTTCAAGAACTGGGTTTCGGCAGGGTTTTCTCGCCACTCAATAGTGATGTCATGGCCTACGGCAAAGGCTGCTTTTTCCAGCAGCTCGGATCTCTCTTCTTCGTTCATGTCATCAAACCTCTTAGGTCCAAAGCCCGAATTTGCGTAGCAAATGAATACGAACATGGACACAGATATAAGAAATGAAGCGAGGTGATTGACGACAGTCGTTTCTGGACAACCGCTACCCTGGAAAATTTGGACCGGTTTGATAACCAGTCTCTCGTGTTTGTCAGATGGGTTGCGGATTGTGATAGATTCCCGAAGGCGGGAAAACTGGGTGGCAACATACTTGCCGAAACCGGCTAGTTTCATGAATATGCCTAAAACATAAAACATGGCGAAGGTGTTGCCAGAGTCACAGGAACTAATGTCAGTGTCGAAGTAGAGGATCTCTCCGTCGCGAGTTACGTACGTTGAACTGCAATCGTCGGAGAAAATGCGCGTGTGTAGACCATGGGTCGGAACGGTAGTGTCAAAATCTTGGCTTTCGTCTAGGCTCTTGAAGATCTGCAAAGTTAGGGATCCACTTATCTCCAAGCCCCACCGCGTGAGCAGCGGCGCGATAACTTGGGTCAGGTCGTAGAAACCACACAAAACAGCTTTCA